AAAAAGTCTTCTGCCTCGGTTTGGATTACGCCATCGGGGCCACCAGGTGTGGGTGGTCCTACCTGACTGTCTGCATCGGTATCACCGATGAATAAACCTAGTCCGAATAATGGCATTAGGCTTTGTAAAGTATGGCCGCCCCGCTGGTAAGCGTGATGCTAGTAAAGGGAAAATAGATACAATCGTTTTTATTGAAGGTAATATTATCCGCTATTAAGCCTGCCGAGTTTTCCATCTTGCCGGTGACCGAATTTATTACTGAATCCTCAGTAAATTGGATGGCTACAAAGTCTCCTACATTAGCCCCATTTCCGTTTACATAAATAGAACCATTGGCTCCCATCGAGTTCTGTACATTTATACTGCTGATTCCCATGATATTATGATGTTGTTAAAATGTTTACTCCGAACTGATAGCTCGGATAAGTGTTGAAGGTTATTTTGTTCATCGCATTGAGTCGTTCGACTCGATCCAGTTCCAATGCCAAGGTTTCCTCGGCCATTTGTTCCTGTTGAACACTCTTTTCTAATTGCCCATCGGATTTATAAAAGTCTGCAACGCAGGCTAATAATAAATATCTCTCTAAAAATTGGGGGAGGTCCGTTGTGCCTGTTCCATAATCGTTTGCCGGTACTTGATTACCCACAACAAATACAGATGTCTGTGTCGAGTTGGCAGGCAGAACCAAATAACCATTGATTAATTGATATTCGAGGAGGATTGCAGTCCTGTCCGTAAGCGGGTTTTTAGTGTATACCTGGTAGACATCTAAGAGGTCGGATGCATTGTCGATCTGTACCGCTTTGTCGGCCACTATCGGGCTTGTGACTGCGGCCACAGTCTTCTCGACTACTGTCTGTACATCTGGCCATTTTGCCCGTGTCCATGCCCCTCTAATGCGATCATTAAGGCTGTTTTTGAGCGATGTTTCTTCCTGTGACAATAAAGCATCAAGTCCAATCGCTGATTGGAATCTACTTTTGAAATCGCTGTAAGAAATAGTCCTCAATGTTTTACCTTAACTTCGGGGTTTGATTTCTCGAAGTCTTTGACGAATCCCTTATCACTCCAGCATCCTGGTCGCTCCTGTTGGTGTCTTAAATAAGTCGCAGTATCTGTTACTCGCTGTAGGCGAAAGTTTCCTTTGCCTCCCTCGAGGGATTTAGCGGCTCGGCGAGCTTGCTCCTGTCTTTGGGCATAGCCCTTCTTTTCCCGAACTACTGCCTGCTCGTTTGCTTTTCTCATATAGTAAGCGATTTCCTCCTGAGAGTTTCCACTCCGCTTACCTCCTTTTACGATGATATTAAGACTCATTTTTTAAAAGAAAAAGGGAGCCAGCCTACCCCTAAGCTGGCTCCCCATTTTATGAACACATGAAACAAACAATTACTACTAATTGATTGAAGATTGATTAAACAATAGAACCAAGTGCGCGAGGGTTTGCTACTCGAAGAGTAAGCATTGCCTCGGAGATTGCTCTACGGCCAGCACCGTTGTCAGGAAGGTCGTTCACAGTAATTCCTTCGAGGAATTTAAGGGATACATTGTCATCGTCAGAAATCAAGTATGCACGATTTGAGTTGATGACTCCTTCAGCGGTGTCTGTGCCTGCGGTGAGTTTACCACCGGAAACATAAGCACCATTACCAGCTACTCCACTAAGCTCAAAGGTGTCAGCAGTTTTGTTGGCAACTGTATGAGTGCCGTTTGCCGCTGTGTTACCAAGAACTCCGCTAATTGTGACCTTGTCACCATCGGCAAATCCATGACCTACACAGTCAATTACTATTGGACTAGCATTCGATGCACCTGTGACAGCTTGGGAAATTCCACGACCGCCGTGAAGCATAGGAATGATATCGATTGAACCGAAATCTGAGATGAAACTAAGTACAGAACGAACCAAGGTTTTTCCGCTCACATCTTGAGTGAAGGAATAAACTGGGTTAGTCGCAATAGCCGCACGGGTGTAATCGGTGATCGCATTCATTACCGCAGGGCCAGCAAAAAGTTTGTACTCCCCTTTAGCTCCACTTGCTTCGTAAACTGCTTGAAGAAGTCCACGAAGACCTGATTCTGTCAAGTTTGCGAAGTCTACGCGAGATCCACTTACTGCACGAAATCCTTGCTTTAAGGATGTGTCGAAAGTGTTTCCGGTCGCGGCTGGATCACTCCATTTACCCAACCCACAGAGCAAACTTCCAGCAGAACTAGAACCAGCGGCTTGGTCAGTTGAGGAACCAATAGCAGTCTCGATTGAGCGCTTGAGTTGAATAAGGGATTTTGCTTTTGAAGCATTGTACAACCCGTTCTGACCATTAGGTGCTACATCAACCATCTCGGCTTGGCGAGATACAGAAAAGCGGTCCTGTAGGGTTTGGATTCTGTTGCCCAAACGAGCGCGAGAATTGACCAAGTCGCTCATGTCGCTAAGTGAATAATCAACGCCATCAATTTGCCCTGAAATGGAGGGGTCAGAAAGGGAGTCAACGAGCCATTCGTTTAAGGTCGCTTTAGGAGCGGCGGATTGTGGGAGGAAACTGAAAAGCGGAGTCTCTGTAGGCTCCACAGTTTTCAGAAGTGATTCTAAGTTTTCTCTAGCGCCTTGTACGCTAGTTACTGAGTAGGATGTTGCTAATGCCATTTTGGTATAAGATTTTGAATTTTAATAATAAAGTTTAGTCGCTAAGAAAGGCGGCTAGATCGGTTACCGAGAGATTGCCTTGGCGCTTGATTTGATCTTTCTGTTTCTGTTTCCGAGTATTGGCATTTTCCACCGGTGGTGAGGCATTGCCTCCATCTGTAGGTGGTGGACTCTTGGGCTTGATCGCTTTCTTTTTAGGTGCGGTCTTGGCCTTTTGGTCCGACTTGATTGCTTCAATCCCTCGAACGAGAGTTGCGGCTATAAAGTCTCCATTGGGAAGATTTTCCAGGACATGGCCGTATTGGCTTTTAAGTCCTCCGAATAATTCTTTCCGAGCTTCTGCTGATTCATCGTCCTGATTTAACCAGGGATGCGTAGCAATTGTATCCTGTTGCCATTGAGATTTTTCCTGTAAGTAGTTCTGCCTGGCCGGAATCTTTTCGGTAAGGTACTCGTCTGCCTGGGTAAGGATATTTCGGATGTCATCATCGCTATACTCCTTGCCGTCAACTTCGACATAGTCTTTTCCGATATTCTGTAGGGCGAACTTCTTGGCGGCTTGGGCTTCCTTTTGTAACTTTTTTAAGTCTTCAAAGTTCTGAACATTTTCCAGTTCAGGTTGGCCGGTTGCTTGCTCAGTAGGTTGGCGATTGGACTTGAGTGATTCGATCTCAGCTTTAAGTGCATTTGCATTTTCTTCGGCTGACTTTGCTCGGGCAGTTAGTTTATTAACTTGCTTGAGCAGTTTACCGACAGCTTTGGGAGGTTCTTCTTCAGACTCCTCTTCCTCGATCTCTTCATCCTCTTGCTCGGTTTCTTCTTCGGTATCTTCTTCCTCTTCGGAAATAGACTGGGAAAGAACATCTTCTTCTTTCGATGCTTCTGCTTGCTTGGAACTCTCGGGAGTTTCCACGCTTGCCTCATCGTCAGATGCCTTCTGATCACTTTCTACCTGGTCGACAAAGGATGCCGCCAAATCTTCCATGCTCATTGGGCTTTGCGCTTGATTGTCTTCTGCTCCCGTGGATTCAGCCGGAGCCTCGCTAATAACTGTTTCTGCCATAATTTCTCTGCGTTTGAAGAGTTCGCACTCTCTTGTATTGATCTGCGGAGTAAATACACTCCGCCAATGACAATTATATCAGATAGAAATTAGAATTATTCAGGAAATTTTAAATGCGTTCCAATTGTCCTGAAACCTTTCATATTTGGCTTTTGATTTATTATTATGAGGATACAAACTTATACGAATAGCGTTATCCAAATCCATGCATGGTATGATGTACCATTTGTTAAAGGGTTGTACATAAGCCGCCAAGGTATCGACCTTTGTGCAGTCTATGGTTTCTTTTACCTTCTTGCCTGATGCCGAGGTAATCATGTATCGACCGAGCCCTTTACCCCTTGTGTCATGCAATAAAGTAGATGTGCCTTTTATCTGTACTCGAAAGGTTCGACCTGCCGAGTTCATAACAATACAATCCTGTGGCAAATAGTCGCCAAGGGGAGTGAAAACTTCTAAGCCATTCTTTAGGGCATCTAAAAAAAACTGCTGTTCGTATAAGCTACCCGCCCTCTTCATCCTCCAGGTCGATTTCACTCTCGAACTCTAGAACATCTTCACCCAGCCACTCGTTAATATCGACCATCGCTATATTCGCCATTTCCATATCATCGATGTCTGACTCCTCTAGCCATCGATTCAATAATGCACGATGTTCGTTCTTAAATTTCTGATGGGGGGTCTCGGTCATCTTCCTCATTTTCAATGCAACTTATTAGCCTACTTAGCCCAGCAATCTCACCCGACAGACGGGCAAGTTTTTGTGGATTATCAACATGGGTATAATCCTGAAAGTCAATAAGACAGGAGTCCCTCTGTTCCTTGATGAATTTCTTGACGAATTTCCATTCGGTTTGGTCGTTAAGACCGGCAATAGCATCAGATAAATTCATGCTTTTTTCTTCTTCTTGGTTTGCGAGGCTTTGATCGCTTTTGCCGTTGGATAGTTTTTACTTCCTGGCTTATTCATCCGCTCGCCCGAGCCTGACTTAATGCGTTTCTTTTTAGCGGCGATATTCGCCCATAGTCCTGGTTTCTTTTTATTCATACTACATTGAACTTGCTGGTACATTTCCAGGTGCGGTCCCTAGTTGACCGATTAGAGCGTTCCTTTGTTGGGCTTGCTGTTGCTCAAGCTGACCAGCGTATGTCTGTAGCCTCTTGGCGAAATTCTCGTCCTCCTGCATCTTCTGCTGAATATCATTTGCTGGAATTTCTTCCGTTCCTTGCAAATAAGTCTGCATGAATTGTAAACGAAGTTGAGAATTTGCACCCTGTGGAGCATTGACTACCTGACCACTAAAGATTTTAGCAAGGTCAGCAGATGTTTCCTTAATCTCTTTATCTGTTGCCTCCTCGGCAGGTGCGATTAATTGACCGGCAAGGTTTGGATCGATTGCTTCGATAACTTTACGCAAGTATACATCGTAGCGAGCTTGGCCTTGGCGATCATACTGAGACATTAGCTTACCTACTGTGTCCAACTTCTGTAGAACCTTTTCCTCATCCTGGTTCATCGAGTTCCATGAAATATTAAAGTCATACAACTCGGCAGTTTCATCCAGTATAAGCTGTGCGCCTTGCTCGTTATTGGTAACCCGAAACCAAACCATTGGTCCCGAATAAGTACGATCCAAGCACCATACACGCTTCAAAACCTCCTTCCATCCACTTAGCCAACAATTAACCAGGTGCTGTTTTAAAGCATTTGCTTCCACCGCATCTTCAGGACCAGTCGCCCGACCGGTTATGCGATTGCATAGTTGACGAATTTCCATCTCCACCTGTGTCGATGCTGGTGAATACCTTGGCGTATCCATCCATCCGACTTCATCCCTCCTTCTCACAGGAATCTGTGCGCCTGGACCGATCCGTTCGGGTCTGCGGCCTAGGCTGTAAAGAAATGGAGGCATTGTAGTCAT